GCTATGCCCACGCGCCTTTGCGTCTAAGTTCTTGCCAGAGTGATGCACAAGCAATAGGTGGGCATCAGTCTCACCGCGTATCTTATCACACGCAGCTATCACAGCCGTTGATGATGCAGGCGAGTTTTCATCGCCGCCGGGCATTGATCTCGATAGCGTATCAACGATAATCATAGCAATATCGCCATGCGCTCGTTTAACCTCGTCACACAAATCAATGATCAGCTGCACGTCAGCGTTTTCCTCAAGCAAATTTACTGGCAATGCACGCATAGCTAATTTAGCCTCATGCTCTGGATATTGCTGGCGTAAGGCTACGATCCTATTATGCGTCGTCATACCGCCCTCAAGAGCTAAAAACAGCACGACGCCTCCCTTAACCTTATTGCCATGCCAATCTTGCCCCGCAGATACATGCCACGCCACATCTTGCACAAAGAATGACTTACCAACATTGCTTGGCCCATACACCATCGAGAGCTGCCCAGCGCCAAACCATCCTTTGACAAGATAACTCCTGTCTAGCTGTGGCATTGCATCGCCCGGAAAGAACACCTGATCAAGTAAGCTCTTCACTTCCAATGCCTTAGCAGTCGCTTCTTTACCTCGATTAACCCACATATCATTGAAGTCCCATCCGCCAACATCAGGCACAATAGACTTCACACCATGATCTGCCACGCATTTTTCAATGGCTTTAATGCCTGCCTCGTCGTTATCACCAGCCACCACTATGCGTAAATTAGGTCTAGCTTCAAGCAGCTCACCTATCACGGCAGTCATATTGCCCGCAGATAATGCGAATACTGTTGGCCTATCTGTCGCCATATGCACTGACATTGCAGTTGCCCAACCTTCGCAAACGTAAATCAAATCGTTTAATTTACCACCAATTACACTAAAATTACCAACAACTGGCATACCTGACGAAAATTTCTTTGCGCCTGTCGGATTAATGCTCTGCGTGCCTACACGCTTACCTTTGGCATTTATTACAGGTATATCTAATATGTCACCCTTTATAGACGCATTGCCTAATCCAATCTTTTTCTTAATCAGGTATGGATGCGTTGCTTCTAGCTCTGCTTCAGGCCAACTTATTGTATATTCTCTCGTCATTGGCTTCTCATTCTCATCAGGCCATAAACTCTGCCTTCGCAGCGCATCCTTTATGCCTGCATAATCTGAGCATTTACGGCACGTAACCATCACTTCATTATCAGACGTTTCCTTAATCCAGAACCGATCTTCACCCTGACATACCGGGCAAGCACCATGATATTCGCCTATGGCAGTCTTTTTCAATGATAATGCACTAATAATTTTATCTGAATATCTATCCCAGCTTGCATTTGGAAATTTCGTGTTTTGCATTTTATCCCTTCCTCAATTTATCGGACACGTTGGACATGTCCCGCTTTTGTCTTGTCCTGTCTCGGACATAGTGGACATGTCTCGCAAATGTCCTGTCGTGTCCGTTAGACAAAACCTCGATCAGTTCTGTCTAACGCTGTGATTAATTTAAAATGGAATGTCATCTTCCAAATCATTTGATGGTGTAGGCGTAGCTGGTGGCAATCCAAATGGGTCTTGCTCCACACCATTTATTGGTGTTGCTCCACCAGAAAATCCGCCTGCAACTTCAGTAAATGGATCATCTGCTTCCTGCTTTTCAGCCAACTCCAACACCTGCACTGCACGTAATCTTAACGACACGCCATTAATTGTGCCAGTGTTGTATGGCACGACTGTCACTGCGATATTTACAGTTGACCCTGATGTCAGCTCAAATCCATCAGGCAATTTCTTGCGTGATGCATCTACTTGGCGTGGTGGGTTTGTAGCTTCGCCAGAATATGCGCCTTTTAGTTTAGCTTTACCGATCCAGTGACCTTGCTTGTTGTCATCGATTTTATACGGCAAACTTAATGGCTGTTCAGGCCACTTGCGTTTGCTAGTCTCCAACGCCGCCGCATTTTTGTATGACTGCATACAAATAGTGTTCAGCTCTTTGCACTGCTCACCTGTCAGATTGAACGACATTTCGTATGCCGCGCCCTCTGCTGTAGGATCGCACTTTTGTGATTTGTACTCATCTTGATCAAATCTATATGTAGCATTTAATCTTGGGTATAGCGCTTTCACGCCGCTTATTATGTGTTGCATTTTACAACTCCTTTAAATGTGTGCAGCACCCCTGCACTGGGATTAGTTTATAAGCCGTGGTTTTCGTCTAACCATGCTGGCAAATGTAATGTCTCAAGTTCAGGCCATCCAGTGTCGTAAACATTTGTCTCTTGAGCCACTTTAATTTTGCGCAATGTTTTAAACATTTCATCTTCAGCATACTTATTGTATTTATCTGATAATTCATAGCAGGCCGTGGCATAGCTGTTCTTCTCAGTTGCAACAAATATAAAGTTTGTAGTTTCAATTCCGCATAGCTTTAATACATAACGATAGAAACATGCCTGCAAATCATATCGGAAGTTTCTTACTGACTTATCAAAGCCGCGCTGTGATGCATCCAAGCAAGACTTTAAGTCTATCACTATGCCTGCCTCTTTTAACAATCCATCCGGGCGGCATTTAAGCTCAAGCCCTGTTTTTGGGCATTCAGCTATAAAGCTGTATTCAGCAAGCATGTCCTTATTAGTCAGTAAGTTACGCGCCATTTTATTTTGCAGGCAACCATCTACCATTTTCTGACACTGTTCATATTCACCACTTGGCAACAGTATTTCATCTTGAGTTAAGAACTCTTCCTGATCCTTCCAAGCCTTGCTGCCACGACGTGATAAACCAGAGTCATGTACTAAATTTTTCTCTGGCTCTAACACCATAGCATGGAATGCAGAGCCTAAGATCATAGCTGGAGTGGAGCTAAACTTAGCATTCTTCCAGTGGTATAACGATGACGTTGCAACTGTTTTAACAGCGCTTGACGATATTGCAGGCAGTTCGTGGTATGCCTTATTTGACAGCTCTTCGCTGGGTATTATTTCCTTATATAATAAGTGTTTACCTTTTTTATTCAGGTGTGTTTGTGATTTGTCTTGCATTTTATTCTCCTAATATAATTATTTATTTAAAACTTCCGCACCGTAAAGTGCAATTAAACTAGCCTCCGCCCGCCCATCATCTTTTTTACGTGCGAACCTCTCATAATGGTCTGGAAATCTTTGTATTGCAAGTTGGCGGCTAGTGTCTTTATCAGATGATAAATTAAAGTGTTTCTTCCACTTGCTAGGCGTAACCAGATGCATAGGCGTCTTATTAGCTGCCACACACGCAATTAACGCGCCGTATCCCATACCAAACCTAAATGTAGCAACTGATGATTGACCGGGACGTGATGCGACTTGCTCAATCACAGCCATTCTATCTTTTGCTTCTGGTTCTAACAAATGTAACAACGAATGAATATCAATCTCAATTTTTCCACGATTGTTTAATATGGTAGGCATGTCCACCACATCTAAATCTTTAGTGCGCGTGCAGTAATGTGCAATTGCACCTGAAAAACCGGGGTCAACACCAACGACAATCATTCTACAATATCCGACGCAATAAATTCAGCTTCAGCCTCATTGTCTGGCTTTGCAACTTCCACGCCCGCTTTAGTTGCTTCCATATATGAAGCCATGCGAACAAACGAGCTGAAAGGCAATGCTGATTTATGCGCAGCCTTTGCCACAGCATCATATTGCTGCTCGCTAAAATTAATTAATACTCTCTTATCAACCATTTTAAGTCTCCTTGGGTCTGATAAATCTAGCAATAAAGCAATACAAATAGATGCACAAGTACATTGTGATATATAAATGATATATAAAGTGTTTGACCGCTACGCAAAAATGCTTATAATGGCTGTATAAATGCAAAATATGAGGAAATATATTATGAACACTACAATGATAATTGACGGATTTGCTATGGCGTTATTTGCTGTAGCTGCCGTACACTTGCCAGAGATTATAGTTTTTCTGGATCAATACATTAATGTTTGGGGAAGATAATGGCTAATTTAAAATATGGCTCAGTATGCTCTGGCGTAGAGGCTGCCACAGTAGCTTGGCATGACTTAGGCTTTGAGCCGCAGTGGTTTAGTGAAGTCGATGCGTTTCCAAGCGCTGTGTTACAGCATCACTACCCAAATGTACCAAATCATGGAGACATGACAAAATTTAAGGAATGGAATAATGACAAAACAATTGACCTTCTCGTTGGCGGGACCCCTTGCCAGAGCTTCAGCGTCGCCGGCCTTAGAAAAGGATTATCGGACCCAAGGGGCAACCTCATGCTCACCTATCTTGCAATGGCTGAGCAACTTAAACCCAGATGGCTTGTCTGGGAAAATGTCCCCGGTGTCCTGTCATCTAACGGAGGACGAGATTTTGCAACCTTCCTCACAGCGATGGGGAAAATCGGGTATGGGTTCGCATACAGAGTGTTGGACGCTCAATACTTCGGAGTTCCACAAAGACGCAGACGTGTGTTCGTTGTCGGATATCTTGGAGACTGGAGACGTGCCGCAAGTGTTTTATTTGAGCCAGAAAGCTTGTCAGGGAATCCTGCGCCGAGCCGAGAAGCGAGGCAAAGAGTTGCCCCAACAGTTAGCACAGGCCCTCCTTTCAGTCGCACAGGAAACTCCAGAGTAGAGGCAGATGCTTTAGTTACAAGCCCTATGGGTTTTGATTCTTATAATACGGCTGTAACTGGAGATGTAACTAAAACAATAGATACAGGCAGTGATTACCATCATGTACCCAATGTTCTTACACAAGCAATCACATATGCACTTCCCGGAAATTGGATTGGCAGAAAACCAGAGAATGGCGGAAATCAGGTAGAACCCTTTGTAGAACTATCGCCATGTCAAACAGCCACAGATGTTCATGCGGTTGCTTACGAACATCACGCGCAAGACAGTCGGGTAAAAGAGCTGCCAGAAGTATGCTCTACTGTGACAGCCAAGTACGGCACTGGTGGTGGTAATATGCCTATAGTAGCCACAAGCTATACTTCTAGTAGCTTTGGCGGATACCATGAAGGCGTTGGCACAGTTCGAGCGTCAGGCGGCGACTTAGGTGGCGGCAGTGAAACTTTAGCTGTAACACCTAAGTCTGGTTCTCATTGGGATGGTGATTTTCCACATCCAACACTCACGCAGTCAGCAAAAGGCTCTGGCGGCATAGGCGCAAGCAATCAAGAGGTGTTTGGTGGTAGGGGTGCAGGTTTAGTAGCTAAATGCCTGACGACTAGGACAGGTCAAGCATACGATGCAGGTACTGAAACACTTCTGCCAATTAAAGCAACAGGTGAAACGACTTTATCTGATGTTACTATGTCTCTTACTGCGTCTTACGGTGCAGGTGGGGCAGATTTAGCCACAAAGCCAATGATATGTACTAGCGCGGTTAGGCGTTTAACCCCAAGAGAATGTGAGCGTTTGCAAGGCTTCCCTGACGATTATACGCAAATATCTTGGCGTGGCAAAGAACCAGAAGATTGCCCCAACGGACATCGATATAAAGCTATGGGCAACTCAATGGCTGTACCAGTAATGAAATGGATTGGTGAGCGCATTAAAATGGTAGAAGAGGAGAAATTATGACATTCTACACAACACTCATTCTAACCTACGTCATTGGCGGCGTAGAGTTAAGCAATGACACAATGTATCGCAGCGCAATGGAGTGCGGCGATGCATTGCCGGCAGCGTACAAACCATACGCACACTTAGATAGCATGGCGCAGTGCATCGAGACAAACTATGTCAGCTCTGCAAAAATCACAACTAAGCCAGTGCTTAGACCGAAAGGATTATCGTTATGAAAACATTAACAAAAGAAAAATTGGAAAGCATAATGGATGATGTTTTTGCTAGGCATGTTAAATCAATACAAAAGCCAAAGCGCACAGTAATGCCACGTCTCGATGACACTGGTAAATTTATATATAATGAGGAACAAAATGATTGAGGAGAACATAAATGGCAATGGGTTCAAAAGAAGTACATCAATACGTCAGGCGTCTGCAAAAGATGAACCGCGAAATAATCAAAGATATGAAGACGCCAGACCCCACACGAAATCGTGGTTACTACCTCTGGTTCATGAAGGAGCAGCAAGCGATACTGGACAACCTCGAACAGCGCCTTACCCTTATGCGACGTACCAAAAAACCAGAGAAGCCATGAAAGGCCAGACGAAGAGCGTGCGATACGAAATAATGTATGCTCATTTACTTTACACGTTTGAGAAAGAACAGATTAGGCGTGGCTTGAGAAATAAAATTAACAAGACTTTCGAGAGGCCACGACAGATCACAGTTAATAAAGCATCACATAAGAACTTTGTGAGTGACAATGATCTGAGGAAGATTAAACCCATACCTCAAAAGAAGTACGACGCTATACTAAAGCATATGAAGAGCAGCAAACGCTACACAACCACTATGATAGCGTTAAGCAGTGGCATTGGCGTATCAGATATAGCTTGGACGCTTAACGTCATGTATCGTCAAAAATTAGTTGATCGTGTTTACGAGAAGACTACACCCATCATAGGTAATGCCGGGGCAAAGTCTCTGCGTTACGTTTACTTTAAGTAAAGATAAATATATCGTGTGGGTAGCTTCATGCCCGTAGCCACCCACACGTCTAAATATGTTTTACACATAATTTATTCAAGCAGTTTATTTAATCTATAAAGCTATTTATTACTTGATTTAATAATTCATCTTCATTGTCAAACTGTTGTGGATATAAACGAGTTGATGTTTTTTTAATTATTGGATCATCGCCCCTAGCCCAATAAATTTTTCTTATATCATATGCCACCAGAGCGTACACATCAGACTTTTTATTATTTCCAATTACAGATGTATGCCAACGATACTGCGTCCCGTTACCTGATTTTCTGCTGGCTGTTTTAACTTGTAGGGTCAGCAATTTACCGCTTGGCGTTTTCAAATATGCATCATCAATTTCGTGTTGAACCAAGATGCATGAAATGCCAGCAAAAGATAATCTTGATAGAGCTAGAAATTCACCAGCTCTACCAATATTATTGCTATGCGTTGAGCCATTCATAAATCTTGTTTGTCTCGCCTGTCCGGTCAACAATTCCATGTGTTCCGCCATTGACGCGGCGTGTGATTTTTAAGATTGTCTCGTCATTCACACCATCGTCTGCAATGTTAAACAACTTGTTTTTCTCAAAGAACCACAATGCTGTATCAAAAGCATAATCTGTGGATACCAAGTCTGGGTCTGTCATTATATCTGGCAGCCCCATGTCAGAGCTGAATGCCCTATAGTTGTTCTTCCCGGTTAACTGCAAGAATCCGCGCCCAATATAAGTTGAGCCATCAGTTTCAGTGTTGTTCCCCATACGCCCGCCGTAAACCTTGTTAGCTAGAGCTGATGGATTGCGCGAGTAACCTTCGCAAGACGCTAAGTCAGGGAAGCGGTTAGGCCACACACGCATCATACTGTCTGCGCTATAATTTAAGTTTTCCCTTGTATGACGCCAGTGACCGCTTTCGTGGCTTGCTTGACCCATCAAATGCGCAGCTCTCTCATTAGATAGCTCGTAATGTTTTGCGATGGCCTTTGCGGTGTTTTTACCAAAATGTCCGTCAGCGCCAACGCCAACTTTCTCTTGGAGCTTTTTCATTGCTTCACTCATTTTGTAATTCCTTGTTTCTTTTCATAACTTCTAAGCCCACCTAACCCAAGCATACCCATCATTACAGTCATAAGTGAACCCATATCAAACTCTGGCAGCTCTGGTATATCAACGCCAGCAGCAGTTACACCAAACACAATCAATGGCTGTAATACAAAGTGATAAGCAAATGCTACACCACATACCCAACCTATGAATGGACGCCATCCACCTTTGAATAGTGAGCCAGACGCAGCTTCAGCTTTGTTTATTTCCAACTGACCCATCAATGCTTGCTGGGCGTGGTTATCTGACATCGTGGCTATTTCGTGAGCCAACTGTGCCTTTTGGTCTTTGTCTTCAATTACTTTATCTAATAAGCCAGTAACAGGCCCTATTAAATTACTTACGAGACTCATCATTTTGTTTACCTTTCGCTAATGCGTTAGCACCAAAGAATACGCTCACTATGCCTGCAACAGACACAAAGTAAATTGAGGCCATAGAGCCTAATATCTTGGCGGCTTCTGTTAAACCAAATACATCCGCTAGAATGACTGCAAAGGGGTATAGGAGCATCCCTGACAGGGCGTACCACGTCATTCTGCGTTGTGCATCACGTTGGGCGTCTTCATCCTGCATTCGTAAGCGTCTATCTTCAAGAGCCATACGATCCCATTCGGCTTGATCTATTGACCCGTTGCCATCCACGTCAAACTTTTTAAACTCATCCATATTTTCACCTAATCTGCTAATGGGTTATCCAATGCTCTTTGTAATTTATCCATCAATCTTTCTTCTAGCTCTTTCATTGAGCCACTTTGGGAAACTCTAACACGTTCACGCTGATTTTCAAAGCGTACCTCCGCATCATCTATCATAGACCTTACTTTATCCTCATTATCACGCACCATATCTTCAATGCGATCTGTCTGTTGCTCAATGCGTAATATATCGTCTTTCAAGCCATTCTTTATGTCTCTGGTGTATTCTACGCTTTCTTCTACCTTTTCAGATATACCTGTAATCTTTGCATCCATCACATTCATGTTTTGCTGATATGCTTCTATATCTAACCCTGCTACAGCTTCTATCTTTTGATACAAGACAAAGCCTCCATATAAGCCACCAACGATAGTAGATAGGAAAGCAAATATAGCCATAATAGAACCAGCCGTAAGTTTCATACCACCAGCTTTAATCTGGCGGTCTGCTAATCCATCTATATCACTTGCTATCTTAGTCGTATCCATCAGTTTTCAAAGTCCATCTCATTGCCTTTTTCTTGCAGGCTTTTTAATTGAGCTAATTCATCACGTAGCATTTGTATCTCAAGCCTACGCTGCGTAAGTTCTACTTGGTATAGGTCATCACAGTTTATGCGTGATCTAGGTTTATCTAATGGTATAACTATACGGGCATATACACCAATATCTTTTGCCCTGTCTATTGTGTCAAAGCTAGATAAAACGCCAGTGACGCCATACTCAAGGTTTATTCCACCACCAACTGCGTTACTGCAATCAAGATTACCAGCGCGAAACCTGTCACTCTGGTAGTTCATTGGTGGATTTGGCAAAGATAAACTAAGATTACTACTTTCAGCTAACGCAGCGCCGCCAATTATGGATAAAATGACTGCATATTTCATTTAGTTTCCTCCATTAATTTTTGAGCATATTCTTGAAGAAATAAGCGTTCTTGTTCCGCGTGACTTAACAACCTTAGATATTGTGCAAACGTACAATGGGTTATTTAAATCTGATCTTCTAATATACACCTCAAAGTCTCTTCTCTCTTTATGGTCAACTTTCATAATTCTATATGTAGAAGAAAATGGCATACTGTTAAAGTCTAAATCAAACAGCTCGATCTGGTAGTATTTAACGTCTTCTCGCTGGTTAAATAAAGATAGCTGAACTTTCATCACGCCAGATACATGAGATGGTTTTAGCTCTGGATAGGCTGGCGTCATCTCATGTGCATGAACTATAGACGCCAAGCCTATGAATAATATGGATAATTTATTTAGCAATGCATTCTGCTTGAACTACAGCGGTATATGTACCACCAGTAAAAGGCTTGGAGGCTGCATAAGTTGCAGTTGAAGATGTAGAAAACCAAGTAGAGCCTGCAACAGTTAAGTCAAATACAGTTGTATTGTCGTAAACTATTTTTGCGCTATCATACCCACTCATGCCTGCGTCTGATGTTTTTGATACGCTTGTTGAGCCTGCCCACGTTACATTATCTGATAATGCTGGGGATGAACTGAATGATGTAGGGTGTGTAATGTTTGCTGTATAATAATCAGCAATAGCTACATCAAACCTAACCACTGGCAATACACCACCATCTGATGGGGATGTACTTAGTGTACTTGCTGTAGGGTTTCCATATACCCCAGATTTATCTGTTTGTATCACGCACTTGGCGGCTACATTACCAACTATATCCACACTGCCTGCATAAGCAGGGAATGCACATACTGTAAGCATCATTGTAAAATATTTCATTTTAACCTCACTTGTTATATTGCATGTCTACCATTTTCTCATGCAGAACTTGTTGTGCTAAATTATTTCGTAAACCTTTTTTATTATCAGGTAGGTTTCCATCAACTAATTGAGCTGTATCATTATATATACCACCATTTATGGAAGAATTATAGTACATAGCTAAATCTGTGCTTTGGTTCATAGCAGCTATGATTTCAGACTGACCTTGGGTTCTTAACATAGTCAAAGCATTAGCTGATGCTGTTAAACCCATCTCAAGTCTTGTTTCTTTTTCCTCTTCATCTTCATCAGGTATTATATTGCCTTCCTCGTCATACTCATAATCTAATTCTGTATCTATCGCCGCCAAAACATTATCATCTTCTAGTGCAGCGTAGACTTCAACTTCAGGTATCTTTGGCACTGGCTTTATATAACCGGGGCAGGCGGGGTTAGATTGCTCATCATAACATTCGTCTATCCGGAAGCTATATATAACAACAGGGTTCTCTACGCTGCCCTCGCCTTCAACTTCAATTGACCCATCGCCCCATAACACTGATGGTACATTTCTAAACGAAAAGGTTCGCACAATTGTATTACCGGGAACGCCAGACCAATTATCTGTTTTGCGAAAAATATAGCCTTCACCATTTGCATTCTTATTGCCTATATGAACTTTCATATCTGCGTCAGTTTCTTTATTGGTGGTGTATCGGTAAACCATACCATTTATATCAACGCCCGGTATGGATGGTAAGATAGAACCCATGCCCCAACTCAGAGAGCTAGAAGCTGCGTTCTTAGTTACACCATACGAATATGGATCACATTGCGAGTAAGAAGGCCAGAGTGCTAATGATAACACCAAACCCCATTTTAGTTTCAACATTTTCATTGAATATCTTTCGCATTGGGTTGTTTTGATCTCTTTGTATTTCTTCTTTAACTGCTTCCATTTCCCAAGCTAATCTAGCTTTATCTCCAACTAAACCATCTTTAGGGCATGGTGTGCCAGCATTTAACATTGCTTCAAATACACGCTCATCTTGGCACATAACAGATACGGCAGCTACCTTCATACCCATATCATACATAGTTTTTGCGTTTTTGAGCTTCTCGCAGTTCATGTCTCGCACAGTTCTGCCGGCAGATATACCAAGTATTTGTGTTTGCACAGCGCCAGCTACACCTACAGTACATAAGTCAGAGTTACTTGCGCTAATTTGGGGAGATATTGCTGATGGTGGTGGACTGTTAATTGTGGTGTCCATAGTCCCGTCAGAAATTACTGTGCTTTCTGATCTAATTACATCATCGTCTTCTGCATAGGCATAGCCGCCAAGAATAAAGAAAAATATAATTATAAGTAAGCGTATCATTTTCGCTCCACTAGCCTGTCT